CGCCCCAAATAGAACTACCACCTATACCACCAGCCTGTGACTTAGAATAAGGTCCGCTCGATGCGCCGCCCCACTCCGCGCTCCAGCCATCACGGACAATAATCCCACTCGCATCCCCATTTGTGCTTGACGCGCCGCCGCCTCCAGTTTGAGCAATTATGTCGCCATCAGTTTGAAACTCACCACCTGTACGAGTGACTATTTTGGCTACAGGCCAACCTTGTGTAGCGTATGGGTCAATGATGCTACCACCATTAACACTCGCTGCTCCGCCGCTACCGCCGCCGCCACTCCCTTGTGCCGCAGAAGCCCCTCCACCATACGCAATCACATAGCTACCAAAACTGCTATTTCCACCCGCGCCACCGCCGCCACCATTTCCCCCATTTCCACCCGCGCCAACTGTGACAGTTATGGTCGTACCAGCCGCTATAGAGTCCAACTTTTGAAGCACTCTTGCGCCACCACCACCTCCCGGTTGGGCGTTATCTACGTTTCCTGACCCACCCCCCCCACCCCCAGCGTAAGCATCAATAATGAGCGTCGAAACTCCAGGCGGCATAACAAAAGTTGCAGTTGCTAGGAACTCTTTTTTCCCTCCAACCAAAATAACCGAGAAAAACGCAGTACCGGTACACTGCACCAGCCTAGCCTCACCAGGATACATAATGAACGTAGCCAGCCCGTCAATCGTCTCAGCACCATCTGGGTCAAGCGTAATATCGCCTGTTCCTGAATTGCGGATGTAGCAAAACCAACCACTACCCAACGTAGCGGCTGCTGTGAATGTTTGGGTGAATGTGCCGCTGGTAATGTCGATTAGTGTGGAATTATCCCCGGCAACAAGGATAGTGTTCGATGTCCTTGCAGACCGGACTACCGAAGACCCCGCAGTAGCCCAAGTAGGCGCACCCCCACCCGCACTTGTCAGCACTTGACCCGATGTACCAGCAGCGCCAGTTAAGGTTAAGGCTGTGGTTATGTTGGCGCTAGCCAGCACAGGAGCGGTTAGCGTTTTATTCGTCAACGTCTGGGTGCCTGTTAATGTCACCACACTACCGCCATTACCGCCCACTTGAGCGTAGACTTCCCATGTGGAGCCGTCATACACAAGCTGGACACTCACGCCCGTGATGTCGCACACCAAGTCCTGAGCCAGACCGCCAATCGTTGAGCCGTTGCGCCCTACGGTGAGGTTGTTTGTTCCCCAAGCAGCGCCAGCGTCAGCCACAACCACTTGGCTACCAACAGTAGGGGTTGCGGGTAGTGTTACTGTAAATGCCCCGCCAGAAGTGTCTGCTAGAACCCCTTCGTTATTTGCGGCAGTGTAGTTTGCGGTTTTGAAAACGTAAGTTAAGCCACTAGACAGTGGGACTACTGCGGAAGAAAGGTTCTTGTAGAATAGCTTCCCATCTGCCACGTTCATTGCCAACTCACCAGTAAGCAAATCTGCCGGCAAAGGAACCGCCGCCGTAGTTGTGCTGTGGTAAAGCTGAATTGGGGTAAAGCCAGCAGCAGACATTGTGTACTCCTTAGAAGGTACCGCCGGATATACCAGCAGTAATAGCATTAGTTGAAGGATTGTAAGTTATCCCCGCGTCTACTCCAAGACTTTGATTGCTAGTAGTGGATGCCGCCACAAAAGGGATAAAAAAGTTAGCATCTGTGCTAGTAGCTGTTGTAGCTACATTCGTTGCCGTTCCTACAGTAACCCCCGCAGGGTCAGACCATTGCGGCGCAGTACCACTAGAAGTAAGGAAATACCCGCTTGTCCCAATACCAAGCTTAGATAACGAAGTCCCCGTAGCGTAATAAGGCAGATCACCCGTAACATACGAAGTTATGCCCGTCCCACCATGTGTGGCGATAACAGGGATAGTTAAGCTAAATTGCGTTCCTGATAACGTAAGGCCAGTACCGGAAGAATAATACTGCACAGCAGCGTCTACATATTGTTTAGTTGCTAATTGCAGTGCCGCTGTTGGGTTTTGCGTAACATTAACTGAAGTCAACCCAGACAAAGTCGCAGTAGTATCGCCAAGACTTATCCCCGTCGAACCGATAGTTATCAAACTATTCGTAAGTGCTGCATTTCCAATGTTTGATAAAGTATTGGCACTTGCATCAATCGTCTTGTTTGTTAGGTCTTGAACACCTGCCAAAGTAGCAACGGTCGAATCAATTGCAATCGTTACAGGCGCAGAGCCGTCATAACTTGTACCAGTTAGCCCAGTACCAATAGTTAAAGCACTTAATACTGGGGCAGGGATAGTCCCAGAGGCACCCAATGCAATCGTAACGCCGTTAATAGTTGTTGAGCTATTTGCAAGCTGGGCGTTTGATATAGTCCCGCTCAAATCTGTTGTTGGGATTGTTGCTGAAGCAGTAAAAGGCGAAGTCCCATTGCCCTTAGCGTAGCCAGTTAACGTAGTTACACCTGTGCCACCATTAGAAGGGTTTAGTATCCCCCCTAACGTAATTGCGCCTGAAGTATCTATACTTGGCGTAAAACCAGTTGTACCCGCGCTGAATGAAGTAACGCCGCCAGCCAACGAAAAGCTTTTCCATGAGCCAGAGGCATAACCCTCATAAGACCCAGTATCAGTATTGAAACGAATCTTTGCATTAGCGCCAATAGGACGGTCAGAACTTGTACCGGCAGGTAATGTAACTGCACCTACTCCCGGCAACGCTGGATTATCCGCAATAGAAATAGTTGGGCTTCCGCTTGCGCCATCGCCGTCAACAACAGTAATTTGATTGTCAGTCCCAGTTAAAATTCTTGGCGTGAGAGACCCACTGCCAGTAGACGCGACTAAACCAGGGCCACTTAAATTAGCAATTGCCAACGCCAATCCAGTTAGTTGGAACGTAGGGTTGCCAGCTTGCCCGTTGCCATCAGTCACAGAGATGCCTGAACCGCTTGTAGCAAAACTTCTGTTGATAACAGTATCTAAACCAGTCTTTACTTGGAAACCGTTACCTGAGCCGTTTAAAGAGGCCGCAGCACCATTCATCCCAATAGTCAGCGTAGACAGCGCACCGTTATCCGTAATCGTAATCCCTGCGCTTGTACCCAAGGCTCGGCTATTAGGTAGCGTAGGCTCCTGATTTAGCGTCAGGAATGTTTGCGTCTGAGCCGGCGAGCCAGCTACAGCAGCGGTTGTTGTACGTACAGTTACCCCACCCTGCACAACAGGGACAAGCTCCGAACCATCAAGGGGGAGCGCCGCAGGAAGATCAGTTATAGATATGTTTGCCATTAGTCTTGAGAAGGTGTGACTTGTAGCCCATCAAGGTTACCGTCATTGTTATTGGATTGTGGATCCACATTCTGCTGTGTAGAAATAACCGCGTTTTCATACCCACCTGTAGTCAAACCATTTGGATTTATCGCAACACTAATATCAGGGCGAGGGAACCTAACCGTAATCCTCTCTGTCTTCCTTGCTGGCAATCTATATGGGTCAAGCTCATCTTTACACCCTTGGTCACACACCCTCAGCCCTGGAAAGTTAGGGTCTTTAGATAGTGAAGCATGGGCGCGTTTCATCTTGCATCTGTCGCAGACTGCAATCGCAATATCAGAATAGCCAAGGGTGTCGAGGAAGATTGGCATTATGAAACCCGCCTACCTTCGGTGATGTGACGATACTTCTTATTGTGGGACACAGTTGTATGCGTCATGCCGTATAAACCGAAATATTCGGCGCAAAATATATGGGGCTTTTGTCTCTTTCCTCTTGCTCTGCTTCATTCAGATACTTTATTGACTGCCCCTCAAGATAAGCAATACGTTCAAGTGGCACACCTGGCAGCTCTAAGCTCATTTGGTGAGCCAACATAGACTGGACAGCCAGCAGCCAACGATCTGGCACTTCTAACGCACCGTACAAGTCACTTACATCCATTACCTGACGCGAATACCAGACTGTCATCTGGATAAATGGGTCAGATGGCACTGGCCATAACGTAATTTGTGGGCGGGGTACAGTACGGTTAAACCAATATTGGAACGGTTGGTTAGCTGTGAAGTTCTTGTTCGGCAATGAGGTGTAATCATCCCGATTTAAACGAGCCATTGGAATTTCTGTGCTGTTATTGCCAACATAGAACTCTCGCACTTGCAAAGTATTACCACCTGTTTCACGCATTCTGTACCACTGAGCGCTAACGCCCGGCTCAATGTCGTACCAAAGCCACTCGTTATCAACCCAAATAGTAACGCCTGTGTCGCTTAGTAGCGTCCAGATTACCCCGTCTGTAGATGTCTCAAGCAGAATATTAAAGTTGCCTGAAACACCCGGCAAAATACCTATGGAGCCCGCATAAATTAGGTTATTTGTGCCATAGTTAATGCTGAGGTTACCGTTTGGTGCAGTCTGAACATTAATTGTGTTTACATCACCATCAAAAGCGTTTGCAACCTGCCCAGAAGACGCAGCATAACCACCAGTAGGGCGGCTCATCTTGCGATACAAGACGTTTAGCGCGTCAATTGAGCCCGCAGGTAGCTCATAAACGTATTGGTCAGCCTTTAGGCCAAATACCTTCTTGTTGATTGCCCAGTATTGGATACCTATGTTTGATAGGTTACTAAGCAAAAAGAATAAAGATTGACGAGCAGAAACAATTTGTTCTGATGTAAGTTCTTCGGCGAGTTTTCCACTACGTCGAGCGCCCTTATCAATAAGAGTTTGGACTTTTGTTACCGTCTGCCCGATAGTTTCTGAAAACGCCATATAAGCCCCTTACCAGCCTTCACATTTCCACCGTTTTAATGAAGCTTTCGCTCTAGGAGCGTCGCCTTTTGCATTTTTTACAACGCCGCTCATTCTTGCGCAAAAAGAGTCTTTACGAGAGCCACCCTCTGGCTGTGGGGCTTTTAAGTTAGATCCGGTAGCCTTATTGTAAGCTTTCCGACCCTTTTCTGTAAGCCCTGCGCCACGCTCAACAGGCAGCTTTTCGCCTCTGCCAACAGATAAAGACACGCCGCCATCTTTCATTTTTGCAGTTTTGGCAGCTTGCTTAAAGGCACCAGCAGCCGGAGCACCTTCCGAGCCAACCTTGCGCATCTTCTCGCCTGAGCCTTCAGCTATACGCTTTTGCTTGGCATGAATGTTAGCGTACAAGCCACCACCCGCCATAGCCTCTGGGAGATCCCCATACGCCTTCTTGCCGACATTTGACTCTGTGTACTCAGAGGCAGTCTTTGCAGGGATACCGACCTTCTTCGCAATCTTAGGATTGTTAGCTACAGCCTTCATTAACCTGAATTGCGATTTAGACTTAGCTGGCATGATTAGAGACTTTTACTTGCAAAGTACCCAGAAAAAGCACCAATAAGGCCGCTGGCAACACTTCCCAAAGCAATTAGTACTTTCCACCCACCCTGAGCGGAGGAAAGCGTACTTTTAATGTCTTCTAGTGATGCGCGAATAGCTGCGACATCTTCCTTCATGCAATCCATGTCGCCTTGCAAATGCTTAATGTCGTTAGCGTGCGTTGCCAACTCTCTAGCAGTTGTAATTTCGTTAACCATTACTTACTCTCTCCAATTAATCAGGGTTTTTAATTAACTAGCCTTCTTGAGAAACGCTTACTTCACCAGCAGAAGAAACTAACTTGCATCCAAGCCACTAATCAGTATTGTCGCAGTATCTGCGTTGTCGTTACTAGCTAAGTTCATTAGCATAGCTGCTAAGGGAAAAACGTATTCAGTTGCATTCTCCCCAAATTGGGATATACGCTGTTGCTACCGCTACTTGGTATCCGTAAATATTGACGGTACTAGGCCCCTCAATTTGACCCCTAGTTACCTGTAGGTCAAAGGGGCGCATAGGTTCCTTGCCTAGTAGCTGATAAATATGTTTCCATAATCAGCCACAGAAAATAGTTATTGAAGCACCTGTTGGCAATGTGACGTAAATACTCGTATCAAAACGAATTCCATTGCCGGGAATAATGTTTGCAAATGGATTATCGCTATTTGCGGAGATATTGATTGTCATAAAAATGGTGCCACTTACACCACCATTACGGAAAATAATCTCGCCAGCAGTACCGCCAGACAAAACTTGATAGCCGGCGAGGTTTGTTGCCCCCGCATAAATAAGCCCAGTTGCGTCAGCATGTGCTGAAAATACATTAGTCAATGTTGCCATTTAATTCCCCAAGTAAAAGCAGGGAGCCGAAGCCCCCTACCTTATTAACACTTACCGCCAGATTTTTTAGCTACTGTGACGGACTCTTTTGTCTTAGTCACACTGCCTTTGCGTGCTGGGGAATCCGAAAACATTTCTTTAATTTTTCGGAATGGGTAAGTTAAGCCACTCATTACGTCGTCACGTAAACTTTCATTAAACCGCTTTTCATCTTTTTCATATTGATCGTAATCACGCTCATTCTTTTTGGTTTGAGCGTCACCACCATCAGCATATTTATTAACCTTACCGCCCTTTTTAAAGGTTCCAGACAGTTGGTTAATGCTTACAGGAGTGCTGGGGCGTTTGTTACCTTGTGGCATCTTGACGGCACGACCATTATCTTGCACAGCCCCACCGTCAGCAAACTTTTTTGTTGCACCGCCTTTTTTCATAGCAGAGTTTTTCATCATTTTGCCATCCGGCATCATGTGAACATCACCGCCATCTTTGTAGCCGCCAGCGTTACCTTTAATAACGCCACCAGTTTTAAAGCCGCCTTGGCCATTCACAACGCCACCAGTTTTCAGACCCTTATGGGCTTTAGATGCGGGCTTACCTTCATGTGACATTAGTTCTTTTTTAAGACCAGACATTTTTTTCATCTCTGAAGCATGAGTAGCTTTGCTTTCGCCACCATGTTTCATTGCTTTAGCTGCCATAGCAGGCAAACCGCCCATCATGCCGAGCTGACGCCCCCTACGAGGTCCACGCATTGGGGCTGATGGCTCAACCGCTTCTCGAAGAGCAGGACGTGCCATTTCTGATGCTTTTTGCATAGCAGGACGTGCCATTTGCCCTTTGCTACGCATTGACCTAGCACGATCAGCCATTGAAGGTTTTTTAGGGGAAACAATTGCCGAAGATTGTCTTGCAGAAGAAATCATAGGCTTAACACGATCCAACATACCACCCATCATGCCGCCATTTGCTTTGGACATTGATTTATAGCCGTCTTCTGCTTTGGCAGCATCCATAGACATAACATGACCACCTTTTTTGAGCTTCAGAATTACTGAAGGCTCAGTGGTCTCCATTTTTACCATTGGTTTAAATTGGCCCATGATTGTGCCTCCTTAAATTTTTTGTGCATATACAACTGCCAGGCGATAAATGCCTTGAGTTGTAGAAATGGTGCCATCCGTATCGGCCAGAGTGTCTGAACCAGTACGGAGTGTCGAACCAATATAGGTCTGTGACATGTAAATCTCCTGTTAGCAGGGGGGCCTAAGCCCCCCTCTGGTTTAAACGCCCGGCGTTCCGTACATTGCGCGTGGATCTGTGAAACCCACATCGTAACGCTCAGTAGCCTTGTAGCGCATCGAATCAGTCTCGAAGTCGCCTTCCATTGTCTTCTCCAGCTTACGACGCATCAGAAGCTTCATGCCTTCTGGAGCATCGGTCTGAACCCACCATGCGGTAGCAGAAGTCAGACGCGACAGAACAGCAGCGCCTTCATCCAACAGACCAATGGATTTGATTGGGTTGATGTCGTTGTTAGCGTTACCAGAACGCAACACAGACTTCAGCAGAACTTCGGCTTGGAACACGTTGCCCGGTGCAACCACCAGTTGGCGTGGAACCAAACGAATCTTCTTGCCGTTGTTGTCAACAGCTTGACGAATTTGAATAAGCATTTGCTCAAGCGAAGTTTGCGACAGGTTAGCAGCAGTAGTCAGCAGGTTGCTAAAAGTACCGTTAACGATTGGATGCGAAACGGAGTTCAGTTGAACGCCATCACCGCCGGGATACGTTGCGTTAAACGCGCGGTTAAGCACGTTAGCCGACAGCGTCTCTTTGGTCTCAATCAGCGACTGTGCCAAGTGTTTGGCATAGACTTGACCGATACGGATATGGTCGCCATCTTCCACCAGAACTTTGGTCAGGGCAAATGCCAGGCCATAGACGGCGTAAACATAACGCTTCAGGAACAACACACCGCCCTGTTGATACGATACCGGCGTACCGTCAGGAAGCTGTGGAGCCGCGCCAAAGCCATAAAGCACTGGCTCTTCGTGGTAGTTACGTGGGATGCCTTCTGACTCAGCAAAGACGCGTGACCACTCGTCTGTACGTTGATCATAAACACCATCAAAACACTCATTCAGGATTGGTTCAACAATCGACCGAAAGTCTGTACTGCGCATTGGGGCTGCCATGATTCATGCCCTCCTTAGATAGCGTTAGAGACTGCAACGTACTGCGATTTGCTAATCGTAGCGCGTACAACCGTATAGGTATCACCCCAAGCATTGTCAACCGAGGGGGCCAGATCAATAATCCGCATTTGAGCATTTACGCCCGAACCTGCGAGAGTCGTTGACAGCGTGCATTGCGACAGACCAGTTACGTTAGAGCCAGCCGTGGTGTTGCTCAGGTCCGCTTCATCACCAACCGAAGTTTGTGCCAAAGTACCATCAGCTTGGATTTCATAAACGATATTAGAATCACTGTAGAAGTAAGCAACGCAAGAACCAGTTTGGAATGCGGTGTTTGCGGGCCAGTAGTTAGAGATACGACGGCGACCAGTGGTATCTGTCCACTCAACGCCAGCAAAGGCACCAAGGAACGCATCGCCAGCAGCGGCGACAACGAGTACACCAGTAGTAGCCATCTTGACGGGCTGACCCTTCAGGATGTCGGTGTTGTAAGCAGAGGCGATTCCGTTAGCAAGCGCTTGAGCGCGATCCAGACCCGAAGGATGAAACGCAGGGCGCATACCGAACGGAGCATTAATTGTAGACATAATGTTTACTCCAATTAGGTTTCAAAACCTTAGCCGAAAGTCGGCGCAGGCAGTGGTTTGTCTATATTGTCAATACCCTCACCTTCAATCCGTCCAAGCGGTTTGCCTGAACTATCGCGTCCCTGAATATTCTCTGCCTGAAGCCTGATTTTATTCGCTTCTTCCATCGGTGCGTCATGATGAAAGTGCGCCATAATGTCTTGATACATTTCCTCAGGAATCTTGAAGAGCAACATCTCGTTACAAGCGATATAACCAACGTGTTCACCAGCTTTTACACGGTAATTTTCAAAGCCTAGATAGTCTTCCGCTTTTACAGGGACGTAACCAAGCCGAATCCGTTTATCAATACTGTCGTATGCGTTAGTAGTGGACAGCCAGCAAACGTGCCAGCCGGGTATCTTTGGGGCATTAGGCAATGCGCTTTGTACCCATTCATCCTTCCACATCTTTCGACGTTCTTCGGCGGATACAAAAGTTTCTTCGGGTGCCTCACGAACAGGGTCGTGACTCGCGCGAGATTCGCGTCCACCGGCGGAGAGTGATCTTTTAAGACGTGAGTCCATGATTAGTTCCTTCCATTAGTTTGTCGAGCTTCAATTGCGTAGCGTTTTATCATGCGTGCCCGTTTTTCTGGGTCATCCCACATGCCAGCATCTTTCATGGCCCTGACTTGCTCAGGGCGGAGAGTAAACGAATTCTTACTCCCTCCACTTCCGGCTGCTGATTCACGCCCCGAACTGACAACTGCATTTCGTGGTCGGCTTCTAACTTGAGGTCTCTCGTTAGTATTCTCAGTATAACGGTTGGGCAACACTTTTTGCAAGCGATTATCAAGTTCATACCAATAGTCGGCATTAGTGGGGTCCCATCCCTCTTCAGCTAATGCTTGGTCAACCGTCAAAGCAATGCGGGAATCCATGTCTTTGCCGTTTGGGTCGTACCAAGGGTTGCTATCCATCCAAATTGACGCATGGCGCTGCAAACGAGGGTCTTGCTTAATCGTTGGTTGTTGCTGCGGCTGCACAGAACGTTTCTTGATACCCTCAAGGTCTTCTGCTTGACGGCGTGCTTCAAACCACATTTCTTGTGCATTTGTTAACAACTCGCCATCACCATCACGCGTAGCTTCAGCAATCTTGCGCTTGGCAAAATCAATCCGCATACGTTGGTCATCGATAGCTTTGTCTAAACGAGCTAACTCACTACCGGCAGTCTTACGCTCAACTACAGACAGTCGCTCTAGTAGCTCCTGATTCTGGCGCTGAAGGTTTTGTAGCCGATGATCTTTCTCGTTTGAAACTTGTTTGTGGTATTCCTTACGGGCGCGACGCTTTGCACGTTTGGACTCCCGGATGGCTTCAGCGTCAGGGTCAATAGCGCCAGTAGTGGCTATTTCCCTTGCTTCCGCCGCCTCATCTGATTCGTCGTTGTCATCTACTCCACCGCCTGCGGCCATCTCAGGGGAGGGGATGCTATTAGGAAGATCGATTGTTGCAGAGCCATCATCACCCTCTGTAATAACCATATCTTCATCTTTGGGACTCTCATTTGCCATTATATGTACGCCTTCACAGAGAGAGGATTACCAGTTACTTTGGTAATCAATTCGTGGTCATTCATGATCATAAAGAGTGCTGGGTCTTCGTCGGGGTTTTTTTCATCTGGTACTTCCCATCGATCACCGCCCCATTTAGGTACGCGAACGTAATCGCCTACAGCAGCCCATGTGCCTTCCGGCCATAGCTCCATAGTGTCCCGATGGCGGTAGGCCAAGGGGCCAATTGCGACTACTCTTGCAACCTGACCATTCCACTTTTCGGTTTCCTTCGTCTCTTCGACTAGGATAATTCGCCCGGATGTCTTCTTCTTAGTTCTGCGAAGTTGGACTAATACTCTGCCACCAAGTGGCGCATTACCGGGGTCTATATTGGGAAAGGCCCAATCAATTTCAGCTTGATCAAAAGCTACCGGTTCATTCAGACTCATTATCTTCCTTTAAAAGATTATTAAGAATATCCAAGGCTTCATTCAGCCCTTGGTTTTGTCCGACTAAGCGTTGATAGGTTTCAAAGTTGACAATATTACCTGCCATCAATGAAGTACCTATCTCAGCTTGACGCGCTTTTACAGCACCAATAAAGTCGGAGACGTATCTCATGCGTTACGTTTGTCTACGCCCTTATTAGCAAAATTACCGTGATCGCTATTGGCTTCAGGCATCGTTGCCGAACCCTGTTCCGCTAGTTGTTTGCCGGTTATCCACGCACCCGCTGCCATGCGCTTGTGTTGCCCTACTTCTTCTGATTGCTGCTCTTTATCAGTCGTTGCCATGATTAACTCCTTAAATTACGTTGGGTTGCTTCTTGAAGGGTTGTTGCGGTTTCTTGCTGCTTACTACGTAGTTTGGCCTCGTCTACCGACAAGTCAGCCTCTTTCATACGTTCTTTTGTCAGGTTGTTTTCTGTGTTCATTGCAATTTTGACTTGCAATTCTTTTTCATCCATTTGAATATCAGCTTGGTCTTTAGCCGCACGTCGCTGTGTTTCAGCCATTGATGCCTGCATAATTGCCTGAGCTTCTGGATCCGTAGGTTGTTGTTGACCTTGCACCATCTGTTGCATTAGCTGACTTAATTGCTGCAATGCGGGAAGAACCTGCGCAAATACTTGTTGCGTATCCATTTTGACATGCTCAGAAGCGGCAGCAATAGTCTGGTCAATCTCTTGTGGTATCTTGCTTTCTTGGTACTTTTGCAAGTTAATTTCTGTGCCACCAACAGCATACTCGCTAATTTGGTTGGTATACCAAAGCATCATGTGCTGCTTGATATGCTCTAGCACTTGCGGGATAAACTGTTGCGCGATAAGCGGGTTGCTACCCAATGCAGGATCCATAGCAAAGGCCAGATGCGTCTGAATGTGGGCAAGTTGGTCTTGGCGGGGATAAGCGAATGCAGGCTTACCTAAAGCCATTGATGCGTTCTCATCAGAGGCAGGCATCTCTACTGGCTTCATGGCGTTAGGCATCAATTCATTGACGTTTGGCACCTTCATCTGCCTCAGAGCGCGGGAATAGACTGTTCTGCGGTCAAACAGGTCTGGCGCTTCCTTGGCCATCGCCATAATAGCTTGAATCTGCGCCATCCGTTGCGTTTCACTGAAGATATGCGGGTCTGATACCGGCAATACGTCAGAGTTACGGTCAAAATCAGATGGCATGATCGCTAAATCAGCAACAACGTCGCCTTTTTGTTGATCAGCCAAATACCAGCGGTTAATCCGACCTAAAACACGCAGTACACGGCGCTGTGAGTCATGCAAACGGGCGTGAATAGCCGAAAATACAGACGCGCCTTGCTCAATTAGCGCCTGAGTCGTGCCAACTGGGGCGTTTGCGTTAATGTCAGCAATCTTTTCCTCAGATGTGGTGATTACACCCTTAGCAGCGCTCTCTAAAAAGCCCAATAATTGGAACAAAACAGGACTTGGCGGGTTAAATGGCATCGGCATAGCAATCTTACGGATGTCGTCAACGCCAGGAGCACCCTCAATCTCTACAACCTGCGTCACATCGATGGAATCAGACTGCCCGCTTATCTTGCCACCCTTAAGCTTCAGGAGCGTCGCAGCGTTGTTGATGTGAGCAGAGTCCAACAAAGCGCGTAAAGCACCTGTAAGGGCTGCTGAGAGGCCGCCAATCAACTGCGGCAAGCCAATAGCGTAAGCACCACGCCAAGGAATGAACTTAAACTCAATCAACCAATCTAATTTGGCGCGCGTTTCATCACCATCTTCCCAATTCCTGTACAAGCCAACAACCTTATTGTCCAACTCGTCAATCATCATGATGTAAGGAGCTAACTCACCGTTGGTTTCTGCGTCATCCTCAACTTCCAGCCAGGTATACGTATGGTAAACAGTACGTAAGCCGTCAACGTTCTCACCCATTGAGCGGCCTTCGATCTTGTCGTTGGCCTTCTCTGTGTGCGTTTGCTCAGGCATCATTGATGCGCGGATTAGATCGGTGTCGCGGTACAAGCCAGACGATATACGGCGGTCAAACTCTTGGCGGGTAACGTCGTGTTGCTCAGTCACACGCTGCGCCGTATAGAAATTGGCAGCAGAATAGGGTAGATGAATGTTGTCAATAGCCACAAACTCAGCGCAGGGGCGCTTCTTTTGCTCATCAAACCACAGCTTCATGTACTGTGAGCCACCAAGCGGAAGTTGCGTTAGTAGCTGCTCTTGCTCGTCGCGGAACTCTTCTATCTGCTCCGTTAACTGCCAATTCATGTAATCACGCTTACGCTCTGCACGCTCTGTCTTCTCAGGCGTTATCTCGCCAAAGATATGCGTACGAACAGGGCCATCGGGTGGGAATAACTCTTTGATTGCCTTAGCAGCAAAGTCAACGCAAGCCTCTGCCATTACAGGATGTACAACCTTTGACGCGCCATTAAAGTTAGCGCCGCCCGGTGCATCATTCCCTAAGCCAGTACGGCGTAAGCCTTCCTCGTACTGCTTATCTCGCTTCTCGCGGTCAATCTTATCCTTGTCAATAAGATCAAGGTAACTCATGGCCAGATTGCTTAAGTCATACGAGTTAATATCTTCTGCCATGTTGGCGTAGAAGTCGCCGTTATTGTCCGGGCCTTGGAACGCCTTCATTTTTACAACGGCAGAGCCATCCTCCATCTCTTCGACTTCCTGCTCTTCCTCGTCTTCTAAGTCAACAGTAGCGCTACCGTCTAGGTTGTTAGTTATCCCATCGATGAAGCGACCAAAGTTAGGGTCGTTAGGCATGGTAGCCATAGCTTTTTCCTTTTAATGTTCAATGAGCGCAATACGCCCACCAATTTTGAATGAGCCGACGTTAATAAACCCACCATCAGCCATCTTGTTTGGAGGGTAGTTCGCTGCCAACATTTTATTAATCTTGTTTTCAAAGTTGTCAGAAGATACAGCGCCACCCTTAGCGTAACTATTAGCTAACATATTGTTTATGCGGGACTCTAAGCTATCGCCTTTGACTGCGCCGCCTTTGGCCATGCCTTGATCTGGCGTTAGATCTTGAGGCAAGTAGGCATCTATTTCTTGTTTACTTAAGTATTTGCCATTCTGTCTTACAAGGTCAGTGTTTTTAAGATCACTAACACTACTCCAATTGCCAGACTTAACAAAGTCTTGGACGAATGGGATGTATTCATCACTAGGCTTACGGTTTCCCTTGCCTTTAATCTCAAGGATGGCGTCGGGCGGAGGGCCTTCGTTGTTTTTATTCCAAAAGTAAGTGTGAACACTAATTCGGTTAGGGTCAATCAACCCTGCTCGCGCGGCGTTGTCGTATTCCTTTAGTAAGTCGTCATAGCGCTGTCCAATAAGTTCTGGAGAAGCATACGGTATTTGGCCCTTACCCACCTCAATCGTCACATGTGGTTCACCCTTGGCGTCACGCAGGGTATACAACTCAACCTCGCCACGCAGTAACGGGTCACAATGCCCAGCGCCGCCAACACAGTGACGCATGATGTCACCCTCGTACTTCGTAGCCTCGCGGACAAAAGTCTCTGCCTCCTTGTTACTCATACCCTCTGGGCGCTTAATCTGCCTCCAGCTAACACCTCGGGGATTATTTTCAGCAGGGTATTCCTTAAACACATGCACAGCAGGGTTGTTAGCTAATTGCAAGTCAGCCCTAGTCTTTTGTATGTCGCGCCATGCGCTAATCTTTCCTGACAGCGCAGACACGTCGTCCACCGTCATCTTCTCTAAGTCTTTAGGTGCAATGCGTAGGTTCTTAGGAAGGTTAGATGTGGGATCCATCGCATCACGAACTTCGTCAATCATGTGACGGAACTCAAGGGTAACGTCAGGATACGAACCTAGTTCATAAAAGTTTGTCTTTGGGTCTAACTTAGACAAGAACGTATTTTTTTCTGCAATTGAGGCAAAACCTGCTCCAGTTAATTCCGCTACTTTAGAAGGCTGAATTTCCATATCGATAAAAGTCTCCCAATTTTGAGCTATTGGGTTAGTAGAAATATTTTCTGCTGGGAACCCTTCTTGGAGTCGTTTGCGTTGTGCGCCAAACGCAAACCGCGGATGTACAAAGCCATCTACTGGCATTGACCCATGATACAAACCACGCGAAGCAAGGGTGTATTCGTCATCAAACTTATCTCTTGCCGCCGCAAGGTCTCGTTGAGATAGCGTTGTATCTTTACCCGCCGCTTGCGCCTTCTGAATATCAGATTCCATCTTAGCCAGCTTTGCGTTTTGAGATTCCTTCAATGCCTCAGCCTCAAGCGCCCTGCGTTCAATGCCTAGACGGATTGGGTCTTCAGGCGTGCCCATCTCATTCTTAACGTACTTGCCAAGCTTAGAGTCAACCCATTTATTGACGACGGTATCGATTGGCCCTTCATTTAATAAATTCCTCTTTAAAGGAACGGTTGCACGTTCAATTGAACCAGCTAACCAATTGCCACCCTTGGGCTTAACAGCATACGCTTGGGTCGGCGCTACAGCCTTTTCTAGTGCGCTCTCAAGCATGTTCATAGCGGTAGGCGCTAACGCCTTACCAACCTTCGCAACCTTAGCGGCCACAGCCGGTGTGAGAGGCGCAAGCAATGACGTAGCAGTTTCAGCAATAGGACGCTCAGTCTTAGACGTAATCCCCGACTTCTGGAATTGCTCTCTAAACGCATCAGAGCCAGCGAATGGCTTATCAGTAGATAGTGGGAACTTAGGTACGCGCTCGTCACCCATCACAGATGCAGGCTTACTTAGGAAAGGCACCTTAGATTGCAGGTAATCTAAGCCTTGTAAAGGTAGGTTGGCTAAATCCGCCATGCCGCCTAATGTGTCCGCTACAACGCCGCGGTTAACTATGTCTATAAATGCGCCCTTGTCAGCATACGTTTTCTGCTCTTTCTTGTATGCGTCTTGTAAAGCTGCTGCGGATTCTGTTATCGGCGTAAGATCAAGAATAGACTTGCGCAAGGGAACGCCGCCCTCAGCCATGTAAGCCAAGCCACCATTAGCCATACCAAATGAGTTTAATTTCATGCTCTACACCGCGTAAGGGTTAACCGACTTGCGCCTTGGCTCGTCGTCTTCGTCATCATACTGCGGTGCTGGGTCTATGTCTAACCATCCCGCATCGCGTAAGTATCTTAAGGCTTGCGTGCAAGAGTCAACATAATCGTCGTGTGCGGAGTCTGGGAAGCTACATATTTGACTCACAAAGCCCTCAGCCCAATCTCTTACGTATCCCTTACGCTGGGTGCTCTCGGGTATCCAGACCCGCTTATGCGCAATGATGTTAGCCACGATAGAAAGGCGCTGTACTTTGTCTGCCCGGCCGGGATTGTAGGCGCGCACTGGGAGATGCGCTCGTTGTAAGTCTTGTATCAAGCTTATGCCAGCTGCCTTGTCTTCAATCAAAACTAAATCGACTTTTTTGCCACCTGTGAAATTGCCGCGTCTTTCAGCTTCTGGGTCTGCACCGAAGCTTACTTTGAATTCTTCGATGACTTTCGGACGCAGGTCCGGGTATTGTAAGTGCGCTTGCCATGAGTCGATTAGCATGACAGACATCGGCCCATCCATCGGCTTGAAAACGCCCCAGGTGGTAGCAGCCGTTGGATCGTTGATTGTCTTCTCAGTGTAAGCGCAGTCATAGCTCTGCAAGATGAACTCAAATTTAGGAAACTCTTTGTTAGCTGGCCACAACCGAAACATTTCTCTTTTGACAATGCCGGATTCTTCGGGGTCAATGATCTCAGCGTAGATCTCTTGACGTCCGAGTGTAGTGCCCTCGTATTGCAGTATCTGTTTACGAAAGTTTTCAGCTAAATTGTCAAGATTAACGTGCGTTGACGCTCGAGTCAGCACAACGTCATCGCCTTCTCTATTTATAAGCTCGACGATCAAGTCTTTAGGCCGAGGCGTTGTCGTACAGATAAGACGCGTCTTGCTGCCAAGACGTATGCCGAGCATGGACATGTCCCATGCTTCTTGCAAGTAGTCCCATGCTGCAAGCTCGTCGAACCATCCTCCGTGAAATTGTGGGCCGCGAAATCGGCTCGGCTCAGATGCGGGGATTCCCTTAATCAGGCTGTTATTGACAAGAAGCATCTCGTGTAGCGCTTTGTTGTAGTCTTTAATGAGTATCTTCGGGATGACAGATAGTAGTCCTGAGTCGCCTTCGAAGCATGTCGAGCGCACGTCTGCACTGGTCGGCGCGGACACTACCCAGCGGGTGTTGGGCTCAGACCAAGCCCACCAGCCGAGCTGTTCAGCAGCCGACCGAGTCTTACCCGCGCCTCTACCGGCGAGCATCAGCCAGATAGTCCACCAATCGCCGGCGGGCAGTACCTGGTGCTTATGAGCGCGAGTCAGCCATGCTGTGCGCCAGAGGAAGGCTTCTTGCTTCGCGGGCGGTAGCTGTGAGAATTCAGCCTTAGTGGCTGGGTCTGACAGTATCTCAACTAAGCTCATTTACTCTGTAACTTTAGCTGTATGTTGCTAATCAGTGCAGCAAACTTTGCATCTAGGCTGCTGTCAATCTGCAAAGGACTATCTTTGTCGCCGGCTAATATTTGTCGCTCTCCGTACTTCTTAGGATTCCATTTTGCTAATAGTTTAAGGCGCGTCTCAATCTGTAGCTTACGATGACCGAGCATGTCTCTGCGCGTGATCGTCAGCCCGGCAGCGCTGCTCGTCTCTTCTTCGCCCATGAGCGGAGTGTCTGCGATAGTCAGCAAATCCTCCGCAATTGCGTCATATCCAATATCACGCGCGTACGCGATAGCTGCGGAAAGACCAGCGCCACCTTCCTGCAGCGCATCGTCTTTATATATCCAGTCATAGACAGTACGCCAGGCCGGCATCCCATCTAGTCTGCATATTTGTCTTAAGGGCTCTCCATCTGAGAGTCGCTCGCAGATGTCGTGTGCAATATCGAGCGAATATTTTGTGGGCCGACCAGTTTTCTTTTTGCCGACAAGCTTAGTTTTAATGGGCTCAGTCATTTTTCAGTCCCTCGTATGATGAATAGCAACATTTTATAGCATATTACTTTGTGCGCGGGTGCCAGCGCGAAAATGCGCGATAGCTACTTAGTGCGCGAGTGCGCGAGTGCGCGTCAAATCCGGTGTGTAGGTAATGTGGGCGTAGGCACTGTTGGCTATGTTGGCGTGCGATTTAAATCGCTCCACGTACGGAACTGGCTGCCAAGCCGTACACATACACACATATATATATATATCTAAGATATAAAAATATAATGACAATACTGCCCACAACTCCCTCAAACCTAAGCTGGGCGCGGGTTCTCGCGTAGGCAATCGTGCTTTTTCAAACCGCCCACGCGTGGCCCACATTGCCCACACCACGCCACGCAAATATTTTTCGAAAAATATTTACACAGCGCGCAATATCGTGATATATTTCTTGTGTCGGACAAACTTATCGCAACTCACACCCACCAGGAGCCACACATGATCTTCTTAATCTCAGCAGCGACTT